TTATTCCTCCACATCTACCGTCACGCCGGACTTGAATTCCACGGTGAATTTGTCCTCGTAGACGGTGACCTTTTCAATCAGCCGCCGAATAAGTTGCTCGTCATATTCGATAATGGCAGTGGGCTGTTCCTGCAGGAATTTGCTCATATCGGCTATCCGTTTGCGTAATTCATCACGGTTTGCGTTCTCAATCAGCGTATTCTGCTTCTGTTCACGCAGATGGTGGATCTCATCGGCGACATTATCATAGTCGGCTTTGGAGCTGGCCAGCTTCAAAAGCTGGGTTTGCAGTTCCTCCAACCGTTTGTCGATGTCGGCTAGTGTTTTATCGTTCTCATAGCTTAAAACGGTGGCAATGTTATTCTCCAGAGTGGTGAGGAAAGCGTCTTTCCCGCTCAGTGTATCATTGATGGCTGTGACAATCACTTGCTCGATGGCGCTCTCCGGTACCGTCCGGGCATTGCAGAAGAGTCCTGTGTTCTCCAGTCTGCTGACGCAGCGCCAGACGATGGATTTCTTCCCACGGTTGTTCCAGTGAACCCTGCGGAATACCTCGCCGCAGTTGCCGCAGATAATCATTTGGGCAAAGCAGTGGTTACTGCTGTAACTGCGCTTTTTACCGTTCTTGCTGAGATGGACACAGCGGCGACGCACCAGTTCTTCCTGCACCTGCATGAAAATTTCACGCGGGATGATGGCCTCATGGCTATTCTCAACATAGTATTGGGGAACAAGACCGTTGTTCTTAACCCGCTTTTTGGTGAGGAAGTCAACGGTGTAGGTTTTCTGCAGTAGGGCATCTCCGATGTACTTCTCATTTCGTAGGATCTGATTTATGTTGCTGGTATGCCACCTTTCATTGCCTGCTCCGTTCAGGATGCCGTCCGCCTCCAGGCCGCGGGCGATTTTCAGCATGCTGGCTCCCTCAAGGTATTCCCGGTAGATACGCTTTACGATTTCAGCTTCCTTGGGAACAATCACCAGTCGCTTGTTCTCATCTTTGTCATAACCGAGGAAGCGGTTACAGTTGATTTGGATTTCGCCCTGCTGGTAGCGGTATTGCAGACCCAGTTTCACGTTCTGACTTAAGGATTGGCTCTCCTGCTGGGCGAGGGAGGCCATTATCGTGAGCATGACCTCACCTTTGGAGTCCATGGAGTTGATGTTTTCTTTCTCGAAGAATACCGGGATGTTCTTGTCCTTCAGCTGCCTGATATACTTCAGGCAGTCTAGCGTGTTTCGGGCAAACCGGCTGATAGATTTGGTAATGACCATGTCAATGTTGCCCGCCATACACTCGTCAATCATGCGGTTGAATTCCTCGCGCTTCTTGGTATTGGTGCCGGAGATGCCGTCATCCGCATAGATCCCCGCCAGTTCCCAGTCAGGATGGCCGTTTATGTAGGCAGTGTAATGTTCAATCTGGGCATCATAACTGGTGGCTTGCTCGTCGCTGTCTGTGGAAACGCGGCAGTAGGCCGCCATACGGAGTTTCGGCTTTTCTTCATCTTTACTTTTTCGGGTGTGCTTCCTCGCCGGTATCACAGTTACATTCTTATTGACTTCCATCTTTCTGCACCTCCATTTCTATCAAACTATAGGTGTATTCGGCCTGTTGGAACGGGTCGTCAAATTGCTGTGTTGCTTCTTTTATATAGAAGGCGGTGGGATAGGCGATTTCTTTTTCCTTTTTCGCTTCACGGATACGACCGAGTTCCTCAGCCCTCTTTATTCGCTCTGCCTGAGCAGCTTCAAAAAAATGCCGATCAATAATAGGCGGATAATACTCATCGCCGATATAACGGATGTTTCGAAGTACTCTGCCAATACCGGCATGAAAGGCTTTGATGCCTGCCTTTTTTGCGGCGGTTGCTAACGAATCCCCTGATAAGTAGGAATAAAATAAGGTCTTAATTTGCTCGGCTGCTTCGATATCAATTACAGCTTTTCCGTTTTCGATACGGTAGCCAAACGGTGTGAGGCTCATTTATCTCACCAGCCTTTCTTTCAGCGTAATGCCGCATTTTAGTTCAAACACAATCTCCGTTCGGGAATATACAACAATCCGCTCAACAAAGCGTCTGAAGATATCTGCGTCGAAGCCGCTTAATATCGGCGTCTTTGTGGCGAAGTGCAATAGTTCGCTGACTTCGTTTAAGTGTTGCGTATCGCTGTTTAGGAAGCGGATTAAGGATTCTTTCTGCCTTTGAATGCGGTCGACCTCCTGCAACAGTTCGTTGTTGCTCTTATTGTAAATGGCGGGCTCAAGATAACCTTTTGTCATCAGGCTGACCAAGACATTTCTCTGTTCTGCGTTTTCGTCGAGTTTCTTATCAAGCTCCTGAATGTTTGTCAGGCTGTCACCCAAATTCATCCCGCGAAGCTTGATTAGTAACGGCTTAAGGACAATTTCATGTCCAAAAATCAGTTTATTCATCATGGTGACAAAGGCATATTCAATATCTGACTCGGGGACATATTTCATAGAGCATTGTTGGATGTCATCGATATGCTTTGAACAGCACCATGCAATCCTATGTCTGCCGCTTGAATGGATTCTGCGTTTAAATGTCCCGCCGCACTGACCGCAAAGGATTCTGCCCGAAAAGGGGTAGCGGTTCTGATATTTTTCATGCTGTCTTTCCAAGCCTTTTTCCTTGCCGTGCTGCTCAATAATAGCCTGTGCTGCTTCAAAATCTTCATGGCTGACAATAGCTTCGTGATGGTCTTTGAATAAATACCGGTCTTTTTCGCCGTAATTGTAATGGCGGTTGAAATGGGCGTCGGTATAGGTCTTCTGGAAAATGGCGTCACCTGTGTATTTTTCGTTGCTCACCATCCCGCGAATAGTTGTGGCTGTCCAACGACCGCCTTTCTTGGAAGGCACATTTTGACTGTTCAATTCGTCGGCGATTTTGTGAGTGCCCTTGCCCGACAGAATCTCGGCAAATATATATCGGACAATTTCTGCCTGTTCCTGGTTTACGACCATCTTCCCATCTATGGTATTGTAGCCGTAGGGAGGGTAGGCGATTTTAAATGTACCGTTTTGGAATCTTCGTCTTATCGACCATTTGTTGTTCTCGGAGATGGAGACCGACTCGCTTTCGGCCAGTCCACTCAGGATTGACAGCATGAGTTCACTTTCCATTGACCCGGTGTTAATGTTTTCCTTTTCAAAGTAAATAAAGATACCGAGGTCAAGCAGTTTCCGCGTCAGTTCCAGACAGTCGGTGGTGTTTCGGGCAAACCTGCTGATGGACTTCGTTACTATGAAATCTATTTTCTTATTTTCACAGTCAGCAATCATCCGAAGCAGCTCAGGGCGTTTTTCCTTTTTCGTACCCGTGATACCTTCGTCATAATAAAGCCCTGCGAACTCCCAGTCTTGTTTTGCATTGATATAGGATTCGTAATGCTTTATTTGAGCATCAAGGCTGACCCGTTGCTCGTCGCTGTCAGTGGACACACGGCAATAGGCGGCGACACGCAGTTTAGGCTGCTCGGTAAAACCCTGTGTGTTTTGGGCTATTTTCGTTACCTTTTTCAAACTTTCACCTCCTTGTCAGTGTGACATATTACCTCTGAACCCAAGTTATATCAACGGTTTCAGGGCATAATCCCGGCTAATAGAGGGGAGAAGGTTTTGCGGTTCAAAGCGGTTATCTTGTTGAATTCCGCCAAGGAAATAAGTCCACAATCCAGCATGGATTGCAGCACTTTTTGTGCCTTCACATAGTCAACTTCCCGTTGTAACTGCTCCTGTGAAATAAGCTTCTTTTCATCAGCAACGTTGCCGCAAAAGTCCTCAATCCGTTGTTTCTGCATACCTGTCATGTGATGTTCCTCCGTTTCGGAGGGGAAAAAGAAAAACCCCTCACCGTACACAGGACAGCGAGGGGTTAGTTGGCAACCGAATCGTGATATTTATTCAATTTTGATGTAAGCGTCGGGAAACCCCGCCGCCTTGACCTTGGCGAGCATTGCGTCGGCATTTGCCCTGACGGAAAAAGCGCCGACCTGAACGCGGTAGAGTGTTTTCGGGGTGGTTGGCGTTTCGGGCTTCGCAGTTGTCGCAGCAAGCAGTTTCTTGACATCAGCGCGGAACATATCCATCGACTTGCCATGCTTAGAAAACCAATGCATTACATCCCCGTGGTTGGAGGCGATGCCAAGCTTATATCCCTCACTGTGGCAGATGATGTTTCTTTCGTTCAGTCCATACTGTTTGCAGAGATATGCACAAAGCTCAACAGCCTCTTTATAGACAGCAGAAAAGTACGAGTTATCGATCAATCCGTCTTCGCATATTTCGAAACCGATATACGTATCGTTTGTACTACCTCCCGAATGCCAGCCACGAAAGTTCCAAGGAAGTGTTTGGTATGTTGAAATGCTCCCATCTTTTAGCTTACCAATAAAAGCGTGTACACAAACCTGCCTGCCATCAGGTTTTTCTTTGTTCCAGTGATTGTTGTGTTCATTTACTCCTAACAGTCCATCATCAGGGCCGATATAGCGTTTGAGATATGGGTTATTTGTACCTGTTGAATGTACCATAATCCCTTTCGGGATAATAGTGCGGGATGCCTTAAAGCAGGCATTGTTCGTCAGAAACAGCTTATGTAAATTCATTTAACGTCCTCCTTATTCAATTGCTCCAGAATAGCCTTAAGCTTTTCAGGAATAGGTAGTCCAATTTTTGCCGTGTTTTCTAAGATGCTGATTCCCTCATTAGATAAATAGAAAAATATGACTGTAGTTCGGATTACACTTCCATTTTGAATAAGCTGTGAATCAACTATATGTGCCACGCCTACCAATGAGAAAATCAGCACCTTTTTGAAAATCCCCCTTAAGCCTACTTCGCTTGACAGGCGTTTTTCTAAAATGGCTACCATGACACCGGTTAAGTAATCGATGACGACAAAAGCTATCAGTGCATAAAGGAATCCGTCTAGACCTCCCAATAAATAACCAAAATAGCCACCCAACGCAGCAAAGATAATCTGAATTGTGTTTATAATAACTTTCATTTGCTAAGCCCTCCCCAGTATAAAATAAAAGAGCCCAGAGGCTCTAACCGATAAAAATAATTTCTTTCAATAGTTGATTATAGTACCAAAATAGTTCCATACGGCTCTTTAGCTTAATCAATAAAAGTAGTCGCTTTAACATCTATCCAATCGTACCCATCATATTGTTGTGGTATTACTTCCCGCCAAATATAATCATCATAATAACGATAAGTAGGATTAACATTGCCTTTATAAGGAAAATTTTGTTCAAGTTTGTTTAGCCAAATTAAATTATTAAATGCTGATGCATAATCTCCAATTATACCATCAACACCTATATCAACATACTTCTGAGCAGTTGCTTCACCATCTACAGTATAAAGAAATAGCTCCCTGTTAGCAGCACGAACAGTAGATACTTTTGCAGTTGATGCTGCTATATTTTCTGCAGTATCAACTGGATAATCACTATAAGATATTGCTATAAAATTATGGTTGTGAGCAACTGCATAAGCTAGCTCTACTGAGGTAGTATCACCTAACAAACCAGTAATTATATTTGAATTATATGCTTTTACGGTATCCATATAAACCTCTTCATAACTTTGAACATAAACCTGATTTTCCATACCTTTATCAGTTATCATTTTTGCGACATCATGTGCTAAGTTAGGTTTTGTGTCATATCGCTTAATCTCAGCGAGAATTAAACAATTTTTACCTTTGAAATAATCAAGCACTTGTTCAAAGGATGGAATAGTGACATCTTCCCACACTATTCCATCTTTTTTAGCATGTAAGGTTTGAATGTATTCCCAGGTAATATCTACACAATTTCCTGTGCCATCTGTTGTACTATCAACTGAAGAATCATGCATGATAAACAATACATCATCTTTAGTAGGAGCAATGTCAAGTTCTATGCCTACAACTCCCATATTAAGTGCTCCTACAAAAGATATAAGTGTATTTTGGGGATAAGGACTCCAACCTCTATGGCCCCAAAAGTAGTGAGTCTGTAAATGTTGAGTAATCATAGAAGATTGTCACCTCTTTTAATAAAAACTCGAAATTCTTAAATCACTAACAGTCCATGATGCATATTCAGCGTGAGCGGCAGCATTACTGCACAATAATGTTGGCGCATACAAGCCAGCGTATAAATTCCCTGCTATCGCATATACTTTTCTGGCAATTTCCGTTAATACTGGAACAGTGCCAATATAAGATAATTGATATATACTATATCTTGCTATAACACCATCCCAAGTAAGCACCAATTTATATACTGTGTTAAGTGCAGCTGGAAGTGAAGGATATAGGTATGTGCCCGTATCTTGCATCACACCATTTAAGAGAGTTTTCATCCTAGCTGCAATACCGTAAGATGCATTGTAACTGATATAGAAACCAGAACCAGAAACACTGCCATTATAGCAAGAAAATAGCGCATTCCAGTTAGCGGTTGCAGTGTCCATTCTGCACCAAAGTTCAATCCTAATATCTGATCTTGCGGCAAATACTCCAGATACTGGCGATGTAAATTGAATATATGCATTAGAACCATTACCTTGCTGTGCATTTGTACTACCAGGCTTAATTCCATCAGTAATAATTGTATTATGAGAAGTAGCAATAAAAGCATTAGGTGATGTGTCTATCAAAGAAATGCCTTCTCCCTCTTCCATCGGGAGATAAACAAGCTTTTCACGAAAACTGGTGTTAATCCAAATTTTACTTGTATCTGTGGGTGCTGTATCAGAGAGTACAAAAGGAGCAGCATCACCTGTATCGCCTTTTACTCCTTGAGCACCTCGGGGAAGTGTAAAGTTTAATATAGGGGCAGTAGGTGTCCCAACATTTACAACTTCTGCAGGATCACCCGATGCGCCGGTTGTAGTTTCACCAATAGTAAGAGATACAAGCGTATCGCCCTGGTCACCTTTTGGACCTGTGAGGCCCATAGCCCCTCTTGGAATTGTAAAATTTAGCACAGGCTCTGTAGTTGTACCTGAATTTGTAACCGCTGCCTCAGAACCGGCAGCACCCGTTTTAGTTTCTCCCACTGTAACGCCTACTAGAGTGTCACCTTTTACGCCTTGTGGTCCTTGAGGTCCTACTAATGATTCGAGCCATTCTTCTACAGTTCCGGTATAGCCTTCGTGTACCGCAACTTCATATGCAGATAATCCCGGTGGGATGGATAAAGTTCCTCCCATATTAACTCACTCCTTCCAAAATTTTAAACTGTGAGGGCCCAACGATCGTATCTTTGATGCCCCCTGATAGATCGACCCGAACATCATAGATATAGTTTCCTGGATCGATGTCCGTATCAGTAGATAAAAGCTCGATCTGAGCTGACCCATTTCTATTAAAAGTTGTAATTACTTTTTGAATTATTTTTTCAGTAGAAGCTAGTGATTTTTTTACTGTAAAATATACTGTATCACCATCAGCTAAGATATAATCTTCTATTGGCAAGTCAAATATACCGGTATCCCCGCGAGTTATAATGATCTTGGTCCCGCTGATCTTAAACATTTAAATGCCCCCTTAAACGATTTTTCCCAGTATTACATAACCGCCACCCACGCAGGCCATTATCACCCTATCTCCTGAGACAGGATTATAACTTGAGAGATACGGATAAGCCTTGCCACTGATCGTCGTCTCCCCGTCGAAAAGCACTTTAGGTCTCCCTAAAGTGTAAGCACTATCTATCGCCCCAAAGGCGAACACAGCCGCAGCCTGATCAGGTTTTAACATTTTCAAAAAGTCTTCAGCAGACGGTATTCCGCTCATACGCTGATCAGCCTCCTTAATGAATGCTTCATCCTTGCCCCGGCTTTTAACTGATAACTCCACCCGGTTTCGGTAAAGTTTTCAAATATGCTGTGTAAGGATGACTCTATCCGGACAATATTCCCGTGTTCATGCATCGGCACAATAGCGGTCTCGCAGGTAATATAACCATAGACTTGGGATGCTTCACTCGCTATGCGCTCCGTGTACTCGTCAAGGGTCGTCTGATTAGCGATATCATCGACGGACTGTATGTCCAATATAGTCCTGCCTCTACTGACCGTGGATAACGGGCTATCGGCATTTGTATTAGTATAAACTGACCGCAAGCTCGTTGTTTCCGCATTGCTCGTGTAACGCACAAATTTATTAGGCACATTAAACAGATCCATTTTGTAAACAAGACTGTTGCATAAAATGCTGAGTTCATCATCCGCATAGGTAATATCTATTGATCTATTTGCTGGAGCTATATATTTGCGAGAGGTGTAATAACCGTTGACATCGACATATAAAGAAATGAAGTTAATTTTCGATAATAACCAGTTAATCGCAGCAAGCTTAGTTGTCCCGGGATCAAATTCTTTATATGTGCTTAATGTCAAGGTTGAATTTTCGATATTAACCTTGGTTATTCCAGCGCCACTTAATATGGTTTTTATTGCGATCGTATAAGCTGTCCCTGAGGCTATAGTATAGCGGTCCTCAAATTTATCATCGATTAATACTTGAAGTCCGTCGTATGCCTCAACCTTATAAAATATCTCATCGTTACGGTCCTGTTGTTCCGGGGAAGATAATAAAAATATACCAACGGGCCACTCAACAAAATTTTTGTCCGGCATACGCAAACGGACGAAGGCTTGAATCCGGTCAGAAACAAAGTCAATATCATCATCTTTCTTAAGCGAGAAAGAGGCGGTGCGCTTGATATCAGCAAGGGCATTATAAGCTATAGAAGAAGAATCCTCTACGCAATACAGGGCTTTCTTAAACTTTTCTGTGCTGTCTAGCAGGTCATAACGAAAGGCCAAGACTCGAGTTGCGGTCTTGGCCTTTAACGCTTCCATGATTCTATCCGGCGTGTATAAAATAGCGTTTGCTGCCATTTCACACCACCTCGCTATAATAAGTACGGTCAAGGGTAAAAGAAACAACATAATAACCCGGGCGAAATTGATCATTTGCGCCAAAGGAGCCGACTGTCACAAATTCCCGCCGACCCCGCTGATCACGATATAAAAGAATGTCTTTTTCTTCAAACATTTCTCTTAAGGTCTGCACATCTGCCGCCGTTTTTACCGTAAAACTCAAAGGTAAATTAACATCGGTCTGAACTTCAAACTCTGCGACTGCAGTCTCTCTTCCGGCGTACTTTGTTAAAGTACGGTTATAATTACTGTTATCGGCGCGGCTGGCATTATAGACCAGAGGAATGTATTGATTATAGTCGGAGACAAGCGCTAATTGTGAATTCTTAATAGTTATAGATTGCCTGCTGGCAGCCGAATCTTTATAACCTTCGTTTTCTCCCACGGCACGGACTAAATAATCATAGGCGACGCCGCTTGCGGGCGTGTAATCTGTAAACGATCCGCCGGAGGCAATATTCGTGGCTATCCTGGTATATGTACTCTCGCTGGATTTTTTTCGGTAGATGCTGTTATAGTCAAGGGCAGGCTGCGCGCCTGTAGGCGTGGGGTTAGTAATAGTTAGTGTTATGCTGCCTCTTGTTGTGTCCGTTGTTACTGCAATTGTAGGCGTAGGAGGAGGGGTATATGTTACAGTAAAAGTCCTCGTTACTGCTGCACTGGCAACATTCTTATCATCCCATGTAGTCACTCTGACTTTATAATCGGTTGAGGTTTCTAATAAATAGGCAAAGTCATGATATTTATTAGAGCTCGTCGTTATGCCGCTGTTTTCTAAGACTATATCAAAGGCATCTAATAACTCTGCCTTATATGCGCTTTGAGTGCCATCATCCGTAAATGTCCATGTTGTTCTCAAAGAAGAAGTCCCGACTATATCAGCATCAACGGCAGGATAAGTGATTGTTTGAACAGGTTTAGCGGAAGAATAAAAAGTCGCTAAAGAAGAATAGGGACCAACCTGATCATCAGAATCCCACGTTCTTACTTTCCATTGATATTGTTTGCCATTAACAAGGGTATTGGCAGCCATTTCATTAGCTGAAATATTACTTATTGTCTTCCCGGTGTCATAATCAAGAGAGTTATCAGACGCATCATAAGCCAATAACTGGTATGCGCTTTGAGTATCTCCCGCCATCGGGTCGTTAAAAGTCCAAGTTAATGTATTCGCTTCCGTGGCATCTAAATTAGCTCTAGTCAACCCTGTCGGAGTTGTTGGCGCAGGATTATCGTAATAAACTTTAATCGCCATGCTATCCACATAAGCGTTTTGCGTGTAGTTATTGGAAACCAAATTTGCTTGAAAAGCTGCGCCAAAGTTTGCGCTGTTAATCTCTGCCCCTGTCCAAGTCGTTCCCCACAAATCAGTTGAACCACCATAAACAACAGCAGTGTTTGTCAACTCCCAATGGGCAGCCTTCGCTGCACTAGTGCCAACAGCAGCGCCGTTTTTTACTAGCTTTACCGATTGGTCATTAGTATATTGGCCAGAACTGTCGCGATTAGCGTATCTATATACGGTTAATTCAATTCCTGTTATGGTTGCTCCAAGAGGAATAGAAAAGCCATAACCCGTAGCTTTTGCGTAATAGGTAGTTTCGGCATCATGTGCAGATATATGCACATTTGCATATTGATTATCCTGCGCTTTAACATTATCGACAGAAGACCACGGATAGTCGTTGCCAACTGAACTGTCGTTAGCCGCTACAGTAGGTAAATATGGACCTTGAGAATATGTCATACTGTTACCACCTGCCTTCTAGCCTGCTGTAATCCATTAAACAGGTCATAGACTTTAGAAAGCTCTTTATCGGCGTAGATATTAATTACTGTTGGGCTTGACGAAGCTGCCGCGGTTGTCTGCTGCTTGCTCGCCGCTGAATTAACATTATAAACGCCGCTCATTTCTATATTTGTCGGTATGCTGCGATTAATTAGATTAGATACTTGGCCCATCTGGGCAGTAAAGCCTTCGCCGATTCCTTGAGCCATAAACCCGCCTATCTCAGTAAATACCTTCGATGGCGAAGCAATTCCGAGCGTTTCTTTTACTGCGTTAACTATGGACTTGAAGAAGTTCTTCACGTTCGCCACAAACCTGGCCCTTGCCGCCTGTATGCCCGCCCATACACCGTCGACAATCGCTTGGCCTATATCGCTAAAGCCGTTTATCCATTCCTTAAACTTAGCAAGCAGCCCGCTGACCCATTGTTTAAATTTAGGAATAAGTTTATCAAGGACTTTTATAGCCACGGAAAAAGGATTTGTTATTAAAGTCAAAAGGACTTGCCAATTTTCCTTAACAAAATTAAGAACAGTGTTGAATGCCCCCGGAATCTTAACCGTGAAAATATCCTTTACCGTTGTAAATAAATCCATTGCTGTTTCTTTTATTTTTGTCCAAGCACCGGTAACAGCATTCCTAAAGCCTTCGTTTGTGTTCCATAAAACTATGATAGCCGCTACTGCCGCTGCAATTAGAGCAATTATAATACCGATCGGGTTTGCTAACATAGCAATATTAAGCCCGGTCTGAGCGGCTCTTGCCGCAGTAATAGCAGTACTTAACCCCTGAAAAGCGGTTATTAATGAGCTAATAAAAGATGCTACTTTAAACATCGCCAGGCCTACGCCGATCGCTACTACCCCTGCGGCTATTCCGCTTGCATGATCTAAAACCCAGCTTAGTCCATCAACGAGAGGCTTAATGTCTATGTTTTTGATTTTCTCCGCAAAATCGGCAAACTTTTGAGCGAGTCCGGCATCGGCAAAAGCCTGCCCAAATTTACCTATTACGGCAGTTTTTAAATTTTCCAAAGCGTCCCCGAAAGCATCTAATCCGGCAATTGCTTCATTAGACATGACCGCTCCGCTTGCACGGGCCTCTTTGGCATATCTGTTCAACTCATCACCGCCTGCTTTGATAAGAGGGTTTAATTCCATAGCAGACTTGCCGAATAGCTGCATTGCCAGGGCATCCCGTTCAGTTTCGTTGCCCACTCCATTGAGCGCAGTGAAAGCCTCCGACATAACGACTTTGGCATCTCGAAGTTGACCATTGCCATCTACTACAGATATGCCTAACGCCCTAAAGGCCTCTGCCTGCGCGCCGGTACCAGCCTCCGCTGCGAACATGGCTTTAGTTAATTTTGCTTGAGCGCCGGTAATAGTATCTAGCTCGACACCTAAATTATTACCAATATATTGCAGCTCCTGCAGCCTTTCAGCGGATAATCCTGTGACATCGGCTTGCTTTTGGATCTCGTCGGCGTTTTTTACTGCCGCCATAGTTAAAGCACCAATACTAGCCAGTGCCGCTACGGCAGCCATCTTAACAACATTTAAGGATGCTTTGAGCTTATCCTGTGCTGCGCTGAATTCCTTGCTATTAAGAGCCGCCTTTACTTGTTCCTGCCCATATTCTTTGATTGCTGTTTCGTTTTGCTTTAACTTAGTTTTTGTATTCGCAAGCTGAGTTTCGGCTTTATTGAGTTGTAATTGCCAGTTTTTTACCTGAGTGGAATTTTCGCCATACTCTTTCTTAGAGTTCTCCAGTGCGGTTTTCAGGGTTTCAACCTTTTGCTTTTGCGCATCTATTTGTTTATTAAAGACCTCTGTCTTTGATTTAAGGGCATCCATGCTATTAGCGTTCCGGCCAAACTCGGCTGTCACTTTTGACATTTCGGAGGCCAGGACGGAGATATCCTGATTAATACCTGTTACAGCCTTTTTGAATTCCTTTTCGCCCTCTAATACTATGACAGCACCGATACTATCCGTCATTAGATCACCCCCTCCGGTATTGCTTCATCAAGTGTTAAGGATTCCTGATATTGCCCATGTTCTTTTAGATACTCAACATAAAGCAACATCAGCTTCCGCATTGTCATATGCCAGACTTCCTTCTCGGAATATCCTAAAAGAGTCTTGCCTATAAAAAGACAGCGAGCAACATTTAATCGTTCTGCTGCTCGCTCGTCGCGTTTGGGGCATCTTCCTCCGGTTCGGGAGTTCCCGCCGCAAATGATTTATAAATTGAAGTTGTCATTTCATTCATATTTTCAGCGCTTATGTATCTGCCGACATATCGTTCGTCAACATGTAGCAATCGGGGTTTTTCGCCCCGCTCTAATGCCTCATCGTTTTGGCAATCAATATCTTCATTGATCAGTACAGCCAATAGATACCTAAGGTTTTTTATTGCGTTTTTTTCATCCTTAAACAGTTTTTCCATTTCTTCGATTGGGATATTAAAATGATCTTGAATATCGTCTATAACATTGAGAGTAAACCTTAAAGCGTACTCATTTTTACCAAGTCTTATTTTAGTCCCTGTCGGTTTTAGATCGCTCATATTTACCTCCAAAAAGATAGGGGAGCAGGTAACCGCTCCCCCTTAATTAGGTAATTACGCAGTTTTGATTGCAACGATTTCTGTCACTTGCGGTGTCTTGCCGGCTTCTTGGGCAATGAGCTTTACTTTCTTTGAGCCAACAGAAGCCATAGCTATTGCTGCAGAAGCGGAGCCGCTTACAACAGTTTGAACGAATACATCATCAACATAAAGCGAAATAGTGTGATTTGCAGCGGTGGGAGTCACGGTAAAGCTTGTTCCTGTCAAGCCATTAAAAGCATAAGACCGTATAGCTGTACCAAAAGCCGGTGACAATGTTCCGCCGGTACCTGTCAAGGCCAATGCAGTCAAGCCGCCTGATGCAGTAACAGGTATGGTCGCTTTCCCTTCAAGCCATAATTTAGCATTTGCTTCAGTAGAGAATGTGCCTTCTTCTTTCCACTTGCCGTCGGCAGCTACCATGATCGCGCCTTCCAAAGTAGGTGTTTGGAACTCAGGGCTTTCTCCTTTGGTTTTATTATTATCATCAGGCTCAGTAAACTGGACTTTTTTCAGCCAAATGGCGCGCCAGCGAGTTACACCGGCAACAATTTTTTTACCATAGAAGCCAAAGCCGACATACCCGGGGGTTACATTGCCTAAAGCACTAATTTCTTTAGTGCCGATGGATGCATCAACGGTCGCACCCTCTACATTACCAAGTAAGGCAATCTTTACTGCATCTGTTAAATCATCGGTATCTACAGTAATAGAGCCATCTTTGAAAGAACGATCAATTTCGGCGAGGCCATCATCAGCAAAAAGCTTTACATCATTTGAATTAATTTTAATATCTGCTTTTATGCCCTTGCCAAGTACAGCGCCATTAGCATAACTAATAGCCGATGCAGTTTCTGTAGCCAGGGCATAAACAGGATATTTTAATCCGATCTTTACCATTTCTTACCCCCTAATCTTTAATAGAAAAGCCACTCGCGCGGGTTAAACCGGCGAATGGCTTTTTTGTTTTTTCGGGCTGCTTAGCATGAAACAGCTCATTATCTATAACCCTAGTTTTTTTATCTCTTCATCTACAACTCGCGCCATTTCTTCCTTCGCTTTATTGCGCACCTGGGGTATCGCCGGACGGACGAAAGGCTTTTTCTTTTGCTTGCTTGAGCCGCTTTCCATTACTCGAGCTTTAAGCTGGTTAGCCACGCCTTTACTGTCATAGCTATCAAAGCCGACCTTTGAATTTATATTGCCTTCTGAGTCTATCTTCGGTGATGTAATGCCCAGGCTATCCAGTAGATCACCTTGGCTATATTTCGAACCGGCAAGATTCTTTTCCAGGTTTTTTCTGATTTGATCAGCTACTATTCCCGCACCAACATATATGGCTTTTTTTGCTATCTCCGTAGATTGGCCCTCCAGTTTTGACAGTTTTAAAGCGATCTCATCAATGCCTTTTAAGGTTATCTTAGCCAATAGGCAGCACCACCTCAAAGACCCATTCATAGTGGATATACTTTGTGTCATCCTCATATTGGATTGAATTTAAGCGCCATCCGATGCCCAAGTTATTTATTGCTGTTTGGATAGCTTCGAAATTCGGATCGTTTTCCACTTTGGTGTAATAATCGATGGTCCCGGTCAATCCCTGATCCGTCATTTTATCGTCAGCATGAAAGGCACCAAACTGTCCGTCTTCCGCCCAAACGATATATTGGTCGGTTTTTTGAAATACTTCAAAATGTCCCACGTTGGAGGTAACGGTAAGCAAAGCAGTTTCGAGATCATTCAATGTCATACTTTGCCGCCACCTCCTCGAGAGTTAGATCCATCACCGGCGGGTCAATGTCCTCCGGATATTGTACCTGCTTGATATGATACTGTTTGCCATCGTTAGGAATAGCGACATCCTGACTTGAAACTTCACGAAGACGAGGACACCGCAGAACATATTGCACTATAACATTAGCCTGTTTGGCCGCATAATATCGCGACAGTCCTACTGTGCGTTCATGGTAACGAAGCGATCTTTTGAGCGTTAAAACTTCCTTGGGCTTTGCCCCAGATGGGGCAGTATTGCTAACCTCGTAGATCGAGACTACCCCGTCATTAAACGTTTGTGCTTTACTCTGGGGCATACAGCAACACCTCCACGGATATTTGCAGGCTCATAAGCTCATGCAGATAATTTGTTTGGAATTCATCCAAAGCATTAGACCTGGCATACCTGCAATACTCCATCAATAACTCACGGGGTTTATCCTCAATGGTATAATCCTGCGGAAGCCCTGCGGTAGTATCGATATAAGCTATGCCACGAGCAATGATGCCGGAGAGTTTCTTGTCCCCGGCATCATCATTCCACGTTATATCAAGATGGTTTTTGACATCTTCTAATAATCCATTAGGAAGAGCCATTTAGGCCACCTCCCTTATGACTTGGTGACAGTTACAGTATATCTTTCGGTTTCGTCACCGATAGTTACGTCAATGGTTACGATATTGGCACCTTCAGCCCAGGTTGCAGAAGCACCATTAGCAACCGTGGTTTCACCGTTCTTAATAACGATTTCCGCTTCACCGTCTTTCGCAACTGCAGTAATGGTATTGGTTGCGTTAGTTGTGGCGGTTGTATAGACAAATACAGATTTATTGAAGGTAGGGGAGAGAGTAAGGCTGCCGATTGTCAAGCTTGCCAAATGCGCATCAGCAACACCGAGAACATTCAGCGGATCATTAGTAACATGAACCTGCCATGGAGTGGCCGTAAGCTTGGAAATATCCAGCCGGATAAAAGAGGATGAGTCAAGAGGCTTGCCGTCGCCATACAACTTAGTGAGATACATCCTTTCGTCTTCGAGGAAGTGATACTCATCGGAGTATTCGATCTTCCCTCCCTTACCGGTTCCAAGGCCCATGAAGTAGCGCTTTCCGATCCCGATGATCGCTTCACCGGCCGGCACAAAGACCGACTGTATCAGTTTTGTAGGGAAGGGAAAAATGTCGTTGTTGTAGACACCGTCCGGCTGCCGATAACTGGTTGCCGGGAAAATCTTTGTGAAGTAGTCTGAAGGCGAAACCACAAAGATGACTTCCTTGATGTTCCTTTGAAGTCCGGTAGGGGCTACCGATAGGGAGGCAAGCAGCGCGCCATAGGTTTGCGGAGTAATTTCTGAGAGTGCCACCAAGGGCTGAGGAGCATAACCGGTAACGGGATCCAAGGCTGAACTGGGATTTCTTCGAATTCCGACAGGTTCGTCAACGCCGCTGCCGTCAATAATCGCTCCTTCAAGGCCGTTGTAGATCGCTTCTGAAAGCTGCGCTCTAACATAGCGGTCGAGCCATACCGGACCTAGGTCCAGCATCGCTTTGCATAGCGGCAG